TCAATATGTCAGAAAAATCCCTATCTGCGTATACCCGATCAATCCATACCCCAGCAGCGGTTTTTAAATACTCTTTACCTACCTGCGCCGTACCTGTTTCTTCTGGCGGTTTAAACTTAGCGCCGTCAGTTAAAAAATTAATTTCTCTCCACAACCCCCCAAGCTCTTCTTGGGTGTAAAAATCGTCCCAAATAAGTACAGGCACATGTGGCGGTAGTGTAAATAACTGCATACTATTTAAACGCTGGGCCACCAACCCATAAAACCAATGATCGACGAACACCCTTTGTCACCGGGGCTACACGGTGCAACGTATACGACGGAAAGAACCACGCCCTGCCTTTCAAAGTCTCCAGTGTCTGAACCGCATCGGTATTGGTCTTTACCTGAAACTCACCACCTTCGAAGTCAGATGGGTCAGACAACAGCATGGATAAAGATAGCTTTCGTGGAACTGCTCTATCTGATGGGGCTGCGTCCGTATGCCAATCGTAGTGCCCTTGTTGCTGTTCGGTGTAAAGCCCAAGCTGCATAGGCTCATGAAATCCAGTCAGATCAAAATGAAAAAATCGACTGTTAACTTCTGCAACCGCCCCTGCCAACTTTTCCCAAATGTGTTGCAACTCAGGCTTTGCCCCAATCCACGCCACTTGACTTGAACGAATACGCTCGTTTACTTCACTCCCCCCGCCAGAACCGCCAATACATCCATCCTGTAAATTTAGCCATTCGGGCTGCGCAAGAATTAAGTTGATGTCTTCGGGCGTGAGGAAGCCTTCCCAAAAAGCAAGATGGTCTTTACCGGGTATAGCTCGTGGTGATATTGGGTAAATCACTTAGACTCCATCATATGAGTTCTGTCTTTCCCGTAGGAATATATGTTGCGTATAGTGTTATCACCAACTTCTCCTGCGTGTTCCCCATGCTTCCGCACAAAATGGAGAAAGACCTGCCCTGCGTAATAACCCTCGGGGCCGTCGCACTTGTCGCGCCAATGCTCAATATTGCATCCGGGGTAAATTACACCATCCCCTTCACCAATGTCAAACCGTTGCCCGCCCATATAAATAGGCCAAGCGTAATGGTGGGACCGGCCAAGCTGAATCGTAACGCTGATTTCACAAGCGGGGCGATCTTTATGCCGTTCAAGTACGTCCCCATTACTGTAAAGCCTAGCGTATGCGTATGTTGGTATTAACTCTTCGCCGATAACTTGCTCAATAACCGGCCACAAACGCTCATGCAGCGTCTCAAACATATACTCATGGTCAAGAATAGCTTTTGCATTTGGTATCTGCCCATCACCTTTTGGGTTTAAATCCGCCTGCCGCATAAGCACATGCGTGAAAAACTGGCAGAACTCAACAGGGACAAGGTTCTTAACATACAACACTGTCTGCGTTTTTTGCGTGTTGCTCGACATACGCTAACACCTCCCCGAATGTTAGTTGTGAGAACGAAAAAGTCAGCATTCTTCTCGCTTTATTTTTTATTAACAGCACTCCATGGGGCACCGAAGTATCTAACAGCCAACAATCTCCGGGATGCGCAACAAACTGTTCCACAACCGTACTCATCTTTGTTTTCGCATCCCAGCTATAAAACTGCGTAATTTCTCCTGAAGCTTCCAGATACACATTTAAACCGCATAGTCGGCGGTAGTCCACATGGGGCGGGATTACTGGCGCGTCTCCTTCCACTGCTGGGGCTTCCAATATAAACACATCGGGTGTTTCTTGCTCTAACAAACACGGAGGAAGGTACTGTAAATACTGTTGTGCATCTGCAAAGTGTAAAGACCGGAAGGCAACTTTATGCCCGGTGGTTTTACGTGCGTATCTTTGCAGTTTTGTGTACTCCTTCACCTCGTCAACCTTATCGGGCGCGGGTAACGGAGGCATACTTATTGGGAGTTTGGCGTGGTACTTCATCACTCCACCATACCCGCTTTGGCCAATTCATCCGCGATAAACGAATACGGCTTATTAAAATACGCCTGTATGGCGTAGCGAGTAACACCTTCGTCAGGCATAAAGTGTTGATCTGACGGGAACGCCTCATAGTCCCGACTCACCGAGTGCGGGTGCTTCACATTTAGCAGCCATGCTTCCCCTGACTGTGCAATAAAAGATTCGCTAGGGGCTAGGTTTTCATGGCTTATTGTGAAATAGTTATTTCCGTTATCAAAGGACTCGTTGTCATCAACCTTTATTTCGCCCTCCCAGAAAGTGGTCTTCTCCCCGTTGGCTTGCTGGTAGAGGTTGATAACTGCTTCATCAAGCGTATGAACGTGTGCGCGTAGAAGATGAATTTCAGAATAACTAATAGTGATTAATGCGGCTTGCACTGACTCTGGAAGTGCTTGTTTAATCTGTTCAACATATTTATTCGGCATGTACTTCCTAACCAACCGCCCGTCCGGGAAGTCAGTTGTTAGCGCATGTCTGGCAAGCACCTTCCCCGGCCTGTTTAAACTGGCAACGTCCAAATTCAGTTTAAGTTTTTTCGCATTTATCATGGAAAAATTAACCCGTAGCAGTCAGTAACAGCAGTCACCAATGTGTTGCCTGAGCTAATATTAATTTGCGTTGGTTTGTCTATATTTTTACCGTTAACCGTCAGCGTTCCGCTGCACAAGAATAACTTAGTGCCCACAGAAAGAATTGTCTCTGACCCACCGGGAAGAATCCACGGTGTTATATTGAGTGATTGACCACCGTTTAATCTTGAGTCGTAGCAGAATACGTCCGACTCTTCAACAGCAGTATGCTCAAATACACCCGGCACTAAATCCCCCGGACGCAGAAACGTTCCCCTTGGAAAATCCATGAAATCTGCATTCGCAGAGATGTGCTTGTTTTTGTAGTGTCCTTTAGCCCAGAAGATTGTGCATGGTGTGTTCTCCTCAACGGTAGCGGTATACACCTCATCTTTGCTACATGAGTTACAAATTAGCACGTGACCAAAAGCGGCATACGGTTTTTGATTCATGGTTACACCACAAATACATTAGACGCAGCGGGGGGCGGAGTTAAATCAGTAACAAGGTATGAGCTTCCCTGCCCAACCATGTCTTTGTACGCTTGTACTTTTGTAGGGTCCGCGATAAATTTTTCTTCGCGCTCTTGTTGTTCAGCATGATAAAGCCCCGCAGTCGCAATGCGTTTTTTGATTTCCGCAGGGTCGGTGATATCAGGCCACATATTCATAGGCTGATAAGCGTACTTGGGGTAGTCATCTGGGTTTTGAGAAAGGGTCGTGTCTGATGCAAAAGACACAATCAACGAATTAGACTGTTCTTCAAAAGCATGAATTTTTATGTATAACGTATTCATATCAACTCCTATTAAGCTACGCCGCCCTGACGGGTACCAGTAGCGGGCCAAGTGACAAACGGATTACCCACAATATAATTACCAGCACCGCCACCACTTCCGCCGGGTCGTGGGCCATCTGTAACGCCAGCAGACCCCGCAGCACCGCGCCCACCACCCGCGCCGCCATTATTACCTCGTGGCGCTGGACCGCCACCACCCCCAGCAGGTGAAGTGCCCGGAGAACCAGCGCTTGCCGACTGCACACCGGGGACAACCGAACCTGCGGCACCGCCCGCGCCACCATTAGTACCTGCACCGCCACCGCCGCCACCACCCGCTGCTGGTTGTTGACCCTTTGCGCCTACGAAGTGTGCACCGCCACCGCCACCGCCACCACCGCCAGCAATAGTGCCGTTATTCGTAATTGTGGTAGGGCGATTTATATACACGGCGTTTCCACCAACGCTGCCCGGAGAGCCGGGGCCTGCCGGATAGTTACCGCCACGACCACCAGCGCCACCCATAGCTTGTATAAGTCCGTTGTTTATGATGGTAACCGTATCACCGGGGTTAAATGCAGATGGTACTAGCAAAGAATAAGTAGGAGCTGAAGTGCTACCTACTGTAATTCCGGGGTTTACCGTGACTGTAATATCAGAAATCCCAGCAGAGTATGTCGGCCCACGGTTTGTGTACACGTCATAGTTAAAGGAATTTGTAGAGAGTGTAAGGGGTATAGCGACACGGTTTGTTGCGCCATAGAAATCACCTATTGCAATCTGCCCGGATGTAGGAACAGCTGCGTTAATAGGGGAGTTCGGGACAAGCCCGCCACCACGATAATATTCGCTAAGGGAGTGAGGCACCGTACCACCAAACTCGGTGGCAATTGTGGTCATTGATATAGCTGTGCCGGGGCCGGGAATCGCCATCTTCTATGTCTCCTATACCGAGCCAAAGGCGGTTACATCACCAAGCGCAGTGAAGTTACCTGATGCGTCTAATTTGGCAATGTTGGTCGATCCGTTTTTAAAATACAGCACTCCACCAACCTCCGTAATTGTAAAGTTGGTTGTCGCAATAGTGCCTGCACCTGCGGCCACATTACCCGTTAAATTACCTGTTACGTTACCTGTGACATTCCCCGTAACATTACCTGTAACATTACCT